CCGCCCAACTGCACACCCACTCCCAGAACTTGCTTCGTGCGTGACCCTTGAGCCGCCACTTAGCAGTGTCGCCGCCATCATGCACGAAAAACATAGCCAGCATCTCAGTCCGCGTCATCACCCCTACGAACTCAGCATGGTTGCCGAGCTCCATGTGGTCGTTAGGTGCTGGCGTAGCTGAGCAGGCCAGGCGGTATGGCGTCTGCGCAAATAACTCGATGATCTGATTGCGGGTTTTGCCTGTGTATGCCTTAAGGATGCTGCTCTCATCCAGCACCACGCCTGCAAAGCTGCTGGCGTCAAAGTGCGCCAACTTCTCATAGTTGGTCACCGTGATGCCGGGATTCACCTCATCTTGCGTTGCCGCAAACTGGCATGGGATCTTGAACTTGCTGCCCTCGCGGACGGTTTGATGCGCAACCGCAAGCGGCGCTAACACCAGCACATTGCCGCCGGTTTCTAGGTGCACCTGATGCGCCCATTCAAGCTGCATGGCGGTTTTGCCCATACCGCAATCAGCCCATATGCAGAACTTGCCTACGCGGCACGCCATGGTCACGATGTCCCGCTGAAACGGAAACAGTGATGCGGTGAACTGCTGCGGGTCAAATCCTGCTGGCTTGCAGGCGCTGGACTTGGAAGCAAGGAAGTCTTGGTAAGTCATAGGCCGTGTCAGGCCTTGCCAGCGTAGCAGTCGCTGCTACAGTGTGCAAGCACCTAGCCCAGCACCGTGCGACTGAGCCATCCAACCCATATACGTCTGACCATCGAGCAACTGCAACGTCTTGACTCATGGCGTGGTGATCGCATGAATCGCGCTACCGCTATACGGCTGCTACTGGATCAAGCACTGCGGTTGCACGTGGACGGCATCCTGCCGGGAACAAAATGACGATCCACGATGAGTTAGCCCGTCTACCTGACGGGTGGGGATTTGTTGCGGTTGATGGCGAGAAGCGCCCATACCAGAAGGCATGGCAAGACAACCCACTAACCAAAGCCAAGCTGGCTGCCGAGCTAAAAGCCGGTCGCGCCCGTGCTATTGGCGTTTGCTGTGGTGTCCCATCCGGTGGCCTGCTGTTTCTTGACCATGACGGCAAGTCGGCCAGCACCATCCTCCGCGACTGGGGGTGCCCCATGTCGTCATTGCCGCGCTCGTGGACCGTCACCTCTGGCCGCGACGGCAGGTTTCAAGTCATCTACCAAGTGCCGGAGCACTACTGGGATGGCATCGCCACACGCAAATACAAAACCGGCGTTACCGATGCCGAAGGCAAACCCGAGCAGGTGGAACTGCGCTGGACCGGGTGCCAGTCCGTTGTAGCAGGTGATCACCCGCTAACGCCCGGTTACCGCTGGGTGCGCGGCTACGCCCCTGGCAACCTGCCCATTGCTGAAGCACCGCCCGAGTTGCTGGAGCGGATGCTCAAGCCTGTGGCTGCTGCTCCGGTGCCAGCACCGGAGCCGCGTGCCGCCGGCACCGATGACACCGCCAGGGCGCGGTCATACCTCGATGCCTTAGATGCCAGTCGCGCTGACGACTACGACGACTGGTTAGCCGTTGGCATGGCGCTCCACAGCCTCGGTGATGACAGCCTCCTAGACGACTGGGAGCAATGGTCAGCGCAGTCCGGTAAGCACAAGCCCAGCGATTGCCATCGCAAGTGGCGCAGCTTTAAGAAGTCAGGCATCACCATTGGCACCCTTGGCGATATGGCCAAGAAAGATGGCTGGCGTAGCAGTGCTGTTGCTCGCAAGGTTGTGGGTGGCAGCGGCGGCGGTGGTTCCGAGGCTAATGCGCCGCCGATCATCACCAAACCCGAGAAGTTGGAAACCGCAGAACTGCTGGCATTCCTGCGTAGCAAATGCGATGACATCCGCTACAACATCTTCACCCAGCAAATTGAAATCAAAGAGCAGGTTGTAGAAGGTGCCGACCGCTTCTACCTAAAGCTGGCGGAAATGGGTTACAAGGTCAGCAAAGAGCTTGCAATCGACTGCCTTGTCCAGGTAGCCAATGAGAACCTCTACGACCCCGTCCGCGAATACCTCGAATGGTGCGCCAACAGCGCTGAACCCACATACATCGACCGACTGGCCACCGCTTACTTGCGACCTGATGATGAGGTCCAGCCAGAGCCCACCATCTACGACGAGATGCTAAAGCGCACCCTTATCGGTGCAGTAGCCCGTGCCTTTAATCCCGGCTGCAAGCATGACACCGCCTGCGTCATCATGGGCGATCAAGGTGCATACAAATCCAGCTTTTGGCAGTGCCTAGGTGGTCCGTTTTTTAGTGATGCGCTTGGTGACATCACAACCAAAGACGACATCATGGTGCTCCACCGATCATGGATGATGGAATGGGCAGAGTTGGATCACATCACCAATCGCAAGCACGCCGGACAAGTTAAAGCCTTCTTATCGCAAGCGGTTGACCTACTACGTGTGCCATATGGCAAGGCTGTTGAATCATTCCCACGCCGTGGCATCATCGTTGGAACAACCAACAAAACCGCAGGCTTTTTGGTGGATGAAACCGGCAACCGCCGCTTCTGGGTCATCCCCACCACCAAGACCCAGCAGGATCAAATCAATACCGCTGCACTATTGCTAGAGCGTGATGCCATATGGGCTGCTGCTGTCAAGATGTACCGCGATGGCGAGTCCAGCCGGTTACCTGCTGCAATGGAGGATCGCATCACTGAAGAGAACAACACCTACCTGATCGACTCCCCATGGCGTAGTCCCATCATTGAATACCTTGATCGGCGTTCGGGTATTGAACTGCTCACATCTGAGGAGATATTGGAGTATGCCATCAAGAAACCCCTGGAGCGCCAAAGCCGTGCTGATCAGATGCAGGTGGCATCCATTCTTAAGGATCTCGGGTGGGTCAAGAAACGAGAGGCAACAGGGCGCCGGAGGTGGTATTACAGCAGGTCAGACGGTTAGACGGCAGTCAGGCACTGGCTTTTCGCCGTCCTAACCTCCCAACCCGACCGACCTACCTAGAAGAGTTTCCCTAACCCCCCTCCTCCCCCCTTTTACTTATTCTTCTTAAGAGGTTAGGTTGGTTAGACGGTTAGGTAAAGCCAGTCCACGACTGACGTCTAACCGTCCAAACCTCCGAAAACAGGTCAGACGGCTGCAAAATGCAAGAAATCAAAGTCCGATTCAATCCCGCTGACATCCACCACTTGGATCAGCAGGCAGGCGTTGCTGGCACCAGTCGCGCAGGGCTCATCCGTGACAGAGCGTTAAGCAGTGGCTTGCCACGGTTGACCACAGCGGCATACCATGCGCTGGTGGCTGATGCCGTGTCCTACATGCGCGGCGACCTGCCACGCCTTCAAGTGGAAACCCTCGTCGCCTATGTCATCACCCGACTTGATCAACATCAGCGCCAAGCAGACGCCAGTCATCAACCGACTCCATGACGCCATGACGCAGGCACTTGCCTACGCCCATGCCATTCGTGACAATGCCCAAGATGACGGCACACCCATCCCATTGGACCTTGTGGCTTCTTTTCAAGAAACTTATGAACAAATCATTGCCGCCCTTGCTGAGGCAGCCAGCATCTGATCCGGTTAACCACCCCAGTCACTACACCGCTGGCAACATCGAGTGCATCGACGCCATCCAAGCCGCGCTCACCCCTGAGCAGTTCATCGGGTACTGCCGTGGCAATGCCATCAAGTACATCTGGCGCACTGATCACAAAGGTGGCGCCGAAGACCTCCGCAAAGCAATCTGGTATCTCAACCGTGCAATTTACAACCTGTCAATTTGACCTCGACAATGCTCTCCGCACCATCGCACCAGCGATTGGTGTTCGCAGCAGTCACCCCATCCTTGACTGCTGTCTGATCCAAGCCGCAGGCGGCATCATGTCCGTCACCGGCTTCAACCTGGACCTAGGCATTACCGTCACCGCACCAGCCGTCGTGGAAACCGAAGGCGCTGTGGCATTGCCATATCGGCTCCTAGCTGGCCTTGTAAGCCGCATGGATGCCGATCAAGCTGTGACGCTGCACGATGGCGGCCTGACGGCTTCCAGCGGCTCCTACGGCCTTGCAGCGCAGGATGCAGCGGATTACCCCGCAATGCCTGCTGTGGAGGCTCCTAGCGCCGAGCTGGCCCTATCGGCTGGTGTACGCGCCTGCATGACCGCTGCCAGCACTGATGCATCCAAAGCCCTGCTGCAGGGCATTCACCTCGCCAATGGCCATATGGAGGCCACTGACGGGCATCGCCTTATGCGGTACGCGGTAAACCTGCCTGCTGGTATTGACCTCGTCCTACCCGCCAGCACCATGCGGCTGCTGCAGGATCACACCGTCACCATCGCCCATGCCAGTGGTCAAGCTGTCATCACAACTGACGACAACATCACCATCTACAGCCGCATCCTTGATGGCACTTACCCCGACATTACCAAGCTCATCCCCGCAGACTTCAATCACACCATCACCATTGACCGGCATCGGCTTACCCGTGCCCTAGAGCGTGTTGCGATCATCGCCGATGCCCACAATTCCATCGTCAAAGTGGAAGCCGTAGGCGGTACTATCGCCATCACCGCTGAAGCTGATGCCAACAACGGCAAGGAGCTACTAGCAACCGATGGCACCGCAACCGGCACCTGGGCTTTCAATGTCCACTACCTCCTAGACGGACTCAAGGCTTTCAAAGGCCATGACGCCGTTACACTGTCAGCCAATGCGGCAACCACCCCCGTGGTACTGACGCCTGCAGGTGTAGATGGTGTAACGTATCTTGTAATGCCCGTGCAGATTAAGAGCTAGCATTTATGTATGGCCAGATCTAAAACCAAAGACAAAACCCACTACACTCACGAAGAGCTGTTGTGCATTTGGTCGGATCTGGCCGAGATCATTGCTGCTGGCAATAACC